ACGCATTCTACCGTTCCGTCCTTATCAATTTGCTTATATAAATGTCCTTTTTTATTATTACACTTTGGTTCGGCTGATTCAGTAACTTCTTCTGATTCTTTAATTACTGGATATTTTTTACCGTTAAATTCAAATTCTTCAGCATCTTCTTCAATAGCCTTAGCTCTAGCTCCTAAAAATGCATTACCTTCTGTTACGTCAGTAACTTCACTTTCAAACGTAGAATTAAAACATGCAATAACTGCTTCTGCTTCTTTAACATATTTAAGAGAATCTAAGTATAATGCTGTTCCTTCAGCAATACCTAAACCAGAAAAGCCGGCTGCACCAGAAATAAGAGATGCATTATCATCTAAAATAGATGCTACTTTACCAACAGGTATTTTAATTTCTGTTTTATTTAATTCCATTGGCTTAATAAAAACAGGTTGAAGCTTTGCTCCTTTAATAGACTTTCCGCACGCTGCTGATTCTCTATGAAAATTAGCATCTGTTAATGCAGAAACCATTAAGGATTTGATTGCTCCTAAATGTAAACCTGCAAATCTCCTATCAGCTAATGCTGGATATTTTTGGAAAAATTTAGTGTATGCTGTTAAAACTTTTTTAGCGTCTCTTCTACCAGTAACTATTACTGCTTCTGAAATGTTTATTGATTCTTCAATAAATTCTGCTAAACCAGGATCATCCCATCCTAATTCACCGTCAGCTAATACTGCTTCAAGATCTTTTCTTTTTCCTTGCATTGTAATTTCAGGATGTCCACTTGGGCCTGATTTTACAGTGTCAATTACTTTAACTTTATTCTTTTTTAAGAATTTTAAGAAATCTTTATCATCAGGGTTTATTGCGTCCATAACAACAGTTGCTTCTGAAACCTGTTCAGAATCTTTAGACTCCATACCCGGTCCTTTTACTTCTCCGAATATAATTGCAGAAATAGCTTGTGATAAATCATTACCATCGATGTCTCCTGCTTGGAACATATCCAGATGCATTTTAATTTCTTTTTTAGAAACTTTTGTTTTATCTCCTTCTTTAACTAATCCGAACGTTTTTTCTACTAATTGATCTCTAACTTCTTCGTCTAAGTCTTCAAAAGATGTTATTTCCATTTCATCTAATATTTTACCTATTCTTTCTGTTAGCTCTAATCTTTTAGCTTGATTTTCTTGTTGTAGTTTATCAGCATTTTCAGCCTCTCTTACTTCAGAAAAAGTTTGAAAAGAACTGATTTTATTCATTTTTGCCATTTTTATAAATTTTATTTATTTTATTTACGTATATCTTATATATCTCCTTCAAAATTGACTATTTTAATATTATAATCAAACTTTTCTTGTTTATATATTGCCTGGCGAGCTTTACCATGTTTATATAGATAATTATCCCACTCTTGCGTTCTAATGTCGTCAACAAAGTCGATTATTAAAACCTTGTCCTTTGATTCATGTTGCCTTAAACCACGTCCTATTGATTGCCTGATAATCACTTCACTTTTAAAAGATTCCGTAAAGAATATGTTGTGTATTTTTTTAATCGAGATCCCTGTTGAGAAAGTACCATAGGACGCAACGATGACAACTTCTTCACCGGCTTCCATTTTCTTTTTATATTCTTCTCTAATATCAGTATTGGTTCCGCCATCCACATAAAAAACTCTTTTATCGCTTTCTTGTCTAAGTTTTTCATATAATTTTTTACCGTGTTCAATCCTGTGAAAAAGGACAAGGCTATTCCTGGGTACTCTGGAAATAACGCTTGAGATAAAATCAAGACGTGCTTCGTTATTAATAATAAAATTTTGTTCAAGTTGGAAAACATCCTTTCTATCATATTTGTTCTGCGCAAGCTCTTGAAACGCTTGTCTTTGATTTTCTGTTGCATAGTTCATTTGAATTACTTTAACCAAACATTTTGCAATATGTCCTTGTTTTTGTAGAAAAGCCGCTTTGACTTCACTAATAACTGGACCAGTCTGGCTCATAAGAGTTAATTTATCAAGAGATCCATCTTTAGGAATTGTTCCTGAAAGACCAAATTTATATTTTGCGTTAGTACATTTTTGTAATATTGTTTTTATAGATGCGCTTTTTGCTTTGTGAGTTTCATCTACTAAAACAGCGTCAAATTGACTAAAATATTCTTTATCTTTTTTTACTAAAGATTGATATGTACCAATAATTATATTTTTATTACTTTTAATTTTTTTACCTGAATATATCTGTTGAATCTTTAAATTAACTTTATTCATGTAATTATATTCATGAAAATCTTCATGGGCCTGTACAACTAAAGATACGTTAGGTACTATAAATAATATTTTTTGAGCTTTTTTCTTTTCTAGCATATATGCAACAGTCATAAAACTAATTAAAGTTTTACCAGCTGATGTTGCCAACTCCGCTAAACACTTTCTAAATTTAAGTATGTTATATGCTGTTTCTATTTGATAATCTCTTGGAGTTATCTCAGCACCTTTAAAGAAATTAAGAGCCCATTCTTCAAATGCTTCTGCGTTAATATCTGGATCAATTAAACGTTTTATTCCGTTCATTTGAATCTCTATCTTATAATCTTTACAAATTTGTATAACATGCCTCCATAGTCCAGCTGGAATCCATTTGTCATCTTTAATATAAGAGACATAACCATCCCACACTCCTCGTTTTACTAACGGATTAAATCTCCAACTTTCAATTCTTTTTGTAAGGGAGATTGTAATCTGTTCTAACTCAAGTTCAGTAGCATCATCAATTCGTAGAAATTGATTATCATCTGTTAATGTTAGTACCAATTTTCATGAAACTATTTTTTATATTCTTGTCATATCGAGGCGATTCTTTATTGCAAAGCCCATATTGTCAAGAGTTTTTACAGAAGCTTCAATAAAGCTCTTCTGTGTTTCTAATAAATCTAGCAGCTGTCTATCTTCTGCTAAATCCGCTTCAAGAAATCTTTCTCGTTGCTTGTCGGTTAGTTTATAATCGTATTGATAATATTCTATCCACTTTGTTTTATACTTTTGATCAACTGTTGCTTTTTGTGCTCTCATCTTATTAGACATAGATGCAAGCTGTTCTACTAATATTTGTCGATAACTCAATGAGAACGAACTAACCTCTTCAAGGTTTACACCTTTCTTTAAATTAACTGTAAGTTCTTTTATTTTATCAGTCCAATCTAATCTTTGTCTTCCTAGATATTCGTCTAATTTAAGTATTTTATCTTTTAAATCTGCCATTGATTATTAGTTTAAAACAGTTGATTATTATTTTTATTTTTGTGTTTAATATAAACAGAAGTGCTAAGTTTTTTCTTAAACTTAGGATCTGTCATAGTTAATTTAGTTTCCGTAAAATCATATATAGAGCTTTTAAGTTTTAAAAAAGCTTTAATATTTTTTCTACGGTTTCGATCGTGTTCGAATTCGTCAAACTCATGATCTATCATTTCGTTAATTTCTTTATTTGTCATAGGTAAAATGCATCTAGTTTAGAATTACTAAAATATTCAGACAGATTTTTAAGACAATCGTCTTTTAAATAGTATGCTACTCGTACTAGATCATTTAAATCACCTAATTCTTTAGGATATTTATCTCTATTTTCTTTATTAACTCCGTCTAGCCATTTATCGTATTTTAAATCTAGCTTGGTATCATTAAGAAATTTACCCCACATAAATATTTCTTTACCTCTTCGAAGTTTTTGCATCATCTTCTCTTTACCTGTTTTGTCGTTATCAAACATATAACGTATTGTTGGTATTTCATCAAACTCTTCTGTTGATCTACCTGCTGTTGCTAATCCAATACTATTTGACATAAACATTGCGTCAATAGGACCTTCAAACATAGTGACTGTTCTTTGTAAATCAACTCTTAAAATACCAAAGAGTGTTGATATTTTTTTAAGACTTATTAATTCAGTTTCAGATACTCCAAGATCTTTATTCATTTCTTGATATATTTTTTCAATATCATACGTTAGGTATCTTGCGTTTCTATATTTGGAAAGAGCTCTTGTTTGAAACCCTATAACTTTTTTATTAGGGCCTAAATTAAGAACAACCATTCTTTTATCTTTAGGAGAATACATAAAGTTTTCAAGCTTATGAGATAACATTCTCCCTCTTAAGTAAAAATAACCAGGATCTCCTACTTCTATTTCTTTATATCCAAATGTTTTACTTAATTCTTCTCGAGTAGGGGCTAAGTCGTATATCTTTTTAAAGATGTCGTGTTCTAATACTTCTACAGTGTTTGCTTGTATTCTATGTTCCTGTATGAAATCTATAATAGCAATAGAATCTTCTCTATCTTTGAATCCTACGTGATGATCTTTTAATAAAGAATAAACATCTCCATGGGCAGAGCAGTTAAAACAATGAAACTGTAAACTATCCCAATATATATTACCTCTCTTCTTATGTGTATCTGTTGTAGAGTCTCCACAATAAGGGCATGCCAGGCTCAAACGGCCTGGCATTTCCTTAAGCATTCTTTTATTAGGGTCAGTGTGCTCGTTTACTACAACTTGCTTTACTAAGCTTCTAATTTTTTGCTTTAATGTTTCGTCTATCTTAGATGTCGAGGTCATTCAAGAAAGAATCTAGATCATCACTACTATCTGCACTTGTTGATTCTGTTGTTGAAGTAGTTTCTACAACTGGTGTAGATACTTCAACTGGCTTAGATGCCTTTGGCGCAGCTTTAGGTTTTGAAACCACTGCATCAATTGAACCTCCTGGATTTAAGTATTGACGTAAAATTCCGTTTACGAAATCTCTTGCATCTCCATCCCATACTTTATACTCGTAAGGCTCTAATGATGGTGCTGCATCTAATTCAGTTTTAATAACTGACATTGTCTCTTTTGTTCTTTCAGCAGCTTCTCCATTTACTGTGATTGCTGAAGTGCTTGCAGAGAATTTAGATTTATCGTAATTGTTATATTCACCTTGTCTTGTTATAATCAATTCAAAGTTTTTACCTTCGAAAAGGTCAAATACTTGAGTTGGTTCACCAAAAGCTGGCTTTAACTCCTCGTCAATCTTTTCCTTAATCTTATAACCAAACTTATACACTAAGTATTGTCCTTCTAGATCTGGATTTTGAGGGTCTTTAATTACTTTAATAAGAGAGTAGTATTGCTCACGTCTCTTTAATTTTTCACTCATCTTACGGTCAACTGCTGAATCGCTATTTCTTAGTTTGAAAAAAGCTTCTGCAATTGGACAACTTTCGCCAACAGAACTAGGTGAGTCAATTAATCGACCATTACCTGATGCATCTGTTAACCAGTGTACGTATTTTTTAACTAGTGAATTTCTTGGGTTTGCTGGATTAGGAACAAAGCGTACTAGTGCTTTATAAGTTCCATCTTTTCCTTGATCTGCACTCGGCTTGTATAGTACATCCGTTTTAGTGCTTTGTGTGTCGTGTGTTTCAACATCGCTTACGCTTAAGTTGAAAATGTCAAATTCTGCCATTTCTTTAAATCTTTAATTTCGTTAATTTTGTTAATAATCTTTAAATCTTTGATTGTTCGTTAAGGTACCTTTAAAAAACTTTCATTAATTATACAATGAATCTTTAAAAGGTTTCAAAATATAATCTTAAAATATATATCTCTATAATTTTCTATATGTGGATCCTTCTTCATCCATCCATCCATCAGCCTCTGGAAGCTTTATTAATCCTGCTTTTCTTAAAATATTTAGAGCTTCTGCTTCTGATATTCTGTTTTGTGATATCATATCAAACAATATCTCTTTTAATTTTAATAAGTGTGCCGAAGCTATCTTTTTCTTTTCCATTATTTTATTATTTTATTTATTATTATTGAAACTTTTTATCATATATGTAATATAAGCTTAGAGTTTTAAGCCTGAGGGTTAAATAACGTTTGAAGTAAGCTGTTCAAGAAGAAGGCATCGACCAAATCATCAAAAGGTTTTGGGATCTTAGAAACTTCTCCAATCTCATCAACACAATAATTAAATAGTTTAGAGGATGCTAGTTTCTGGTCTTTTATATTATTATCAATAAAAACTTTCCAAAGCATTGTTTTATTCATATTACCTTTACCAGCATGTTTCTTAATAGTTGAAGGTGCTACAGTCTCTAGAGCTTTAACATCTAATTGGTTTAGCATTTCAGCTTTTAGAAGGGCTGCACCTGCTGCCATATCAATAATATTATTAGTTCCCATCTTAGAACCAAAAGAAGTTCCTTCAAAACCAATAATATAATTGTCTTTAGTTTTAGTTATCTTTAATATAATATCAATAAGGTCTTGAGCGGTTCTTGAATATCTTCTAACTTTAGATATTTCAGCACTTGAATAGTTATCGCTTTTATCCCAGTCGGGCTGATAAATTAATGTGGTGTCTTTTAGAAGAGAAATGTCTTCTTGTTTCTTTTGATCTTTTTTAGTTCCTTGTCCTCTTTTAATATAAGACACAAAGTGATATGAATCTTTTGAATCATCGTGAATACAAATACCAGGTGAATTTAAAGAGAAGTCTACTGCTACGTAAATCATTCTTATAGTTTTTTACCGATTGCAGCACCAAGAGCGGCACCAACTAATCGAGAGGTTAGCATTTCATACATTATTCCTTTTTCAATACCTAAGACTTTAGCAACTGCTTTACCAATTGTTTTTCCTAAAGCAAACCCAGTAAGACCTCCAAAAATAGAACCTAATATACCTTCATTAGTCATTTCATTATTAAGTCTTTCAACATCGTATGTTCCATCTTCCTGCTTGTATTCTGATACAAATTCTTCAAGAGCAGAATCTACTTTTTCTTCTAAAGATTCAGTCCACTCCGACTGTAAAGATTCTTGCAATATTTGAAGTTCTGCTTCAGTTGCATTGGCATTTGTCATGTAATCTAAAAATGTTTTCATATAGTATATATCTTAATCAATTTCTAACTTTAAATTAAATTTATTATAATAAAAGTTAATTGTAAATGTGTTAAACTCCGCTATGTTAGAACTCATGTTTAATTCCAGTTCGGTAATTGAGTTCATAATAGGTTTTTCAAATGTAGCACTCATAACATGTATTCCTTCAGCATCTAATATTTGAAGCTTTAAATCATCAATAAATGGAGCTCTAACAGATTTAGAATAGTAATACAAAAGAGTGTCTTGTAAAATCCAATAATTTATATACCCATCTAATAGTTGCAACTCTACTTGAAATTGTCTTTCAATTGTGTTTTGAATAGGTATGGATCCTCTATGATATGTAATAGTACCATCATTTGGTGTTTGTTCTACAGGATCAAATTCAATTCCAGGAATTGCAATACCTTGTATTGAGTAGTTAATAAAATCAATAGGTTCTGTAATTAAATTCCCAGGCATTCTGTTTAAATACTTCCTGTATTTATCAGCCACTTCAACCGGTATAAATTTACGAGGAAATTTAAAGTTAAATAAGTTATTTCTACTGTTTAATATCATTATATAATATTTACTTTACCGTGATATAGAAGAGATTCTGTTTCTCCATTCTTTAAGTTAATATAAAACTTATCTTGATTTATATTAGTATCTTCTTTATCAAATCTTGTTGCGACTGCCTTATTTACTTTAAATAAAACTTCTCCATTTCCTAAATCGATATCTGGGAAAGTAGGGTTGTGGCTAACTTGTTGTTCCACTGCCCCTGATTTAATAATTAAAACAATATCATCAGCATTAACCAAACTTATAGATTCTAAAGAATCTCCAGCTGGTTTAGCAATACTAAATTTAATAAAGTTATCAGACACTTTAGATAAAGTTATTTCTCCTTCTCCATTTTGAGAATAATCAATTTCATTCGTTGACTCTATTTCAGTTCCTTGTAGTGTTATATTAGTAGATCCTGCAACAACGCCATATACATTAATAGCAACTGGCACATATTTAGTTTCTCCTATAACAGGTCTTGATGAGTTAACAAATTGATTAATTTCTCTATTAACTGATGTATTGTCTAGTTTATTGTAAATTACAGTTGGAGAATAATTTCCACTTAAATTTATTTTAGACATTCTTCTACCATATTTCTTAGGCTTATTGTATATTAAAGAAGCTCTTTTTAATATTTGTGTATTATCTGTTTCATTATAAATTCTCATAGATACTTGTAATAAAAAGTTACTACTTACTGAAGAATTTAAAATTACAGGTCTGTATATTAAGTTTTGATCAAAATTTGAAACCTGTGAGAACGTTGATTGATATGTACTTATATAATTTAAACCTATTTGTTCACTAACTTCAACATCATAAAAAACTGTAATGTCATCTGATGTTGTTTCTATTCTACCATTAATATAGTTTTCAAATCCTGATTGAGAGCCGTCTTTAGTTCCATATATTTGAAAATAGTCTCCATTAGGATCTTCATTTAAATTAACAGCTATATCTACGAATTCGTCTTCTTGTGCTAGTGTTATTTCTTTTTCATCAGCAATTTCAATATAATCATATCCTGTAACAGTTTTAACATCAGATATTAATCCTAAAGATATTTCATAATTTGCAGTTGAAAGTATTGCATCAGATCCTGTCCCAAAAAAAGTTTCAGAAAACTCTAAATTTTTGTTAGCGTCTGACATGTGTATTAGTGCAGGTACTTTAATTTCAATATATTTTGAAAAAGAACTATCAACTAAAGTAAATGGATTAGGATTTTGAACCTCAAAGCTTGAAGAGTTTAAATAAACAACAGAAGTAAAATAACCATATTCTCCTGAATTTCTTTTTGCTTTTACTTGGAATAAAAATCCTTCGTATCCTCTACCACTAAAACTATATCCTGTTCTTAAGTGAAGTCTTATAGTATCATACCATACTGCCTGTACTTGTGAAGATTGAACAACTCCTAAATTAGCAGAACTTGTTCCTTCCCATTCTTGAGAATTTAAATAATCTAAATCATTTCCTAAAAGTGCTAATGTATTTGAATTATCAGTTGGTACTGCATAGTATCTTCCAACTTCTCCCGGTGCTGTTTTAATTGTATTACCTGTTTCCTGTTCTGGTCTTGCATATAAAGAATTAGCTCTGTCACCAACCATTAAATTACCTCCAATAAAAGAAGTACCTAATGCGTTTTCATAAGAGTATGTGTAATTTCCATTTGTATTAGGACTATAAGTTACTATTCCACCAACTGGCGTTTGAGCAACTCCATTTATATAGAACCCAGATTGATTATCTATTGACACATCATTTAGATTAAATTTATATGTCATTCCATTCTTTAAGATTAGCTCTCTAGAAGCGAAATTGTTTACATATACATATCCATTTGCAACATTTACTGTAAAATTAACAACATCACTTCCTAACTCGTGAATAAGCATTCTATCAGCACTATTCGTGTTTGATGTGTTTAAGTATTTAAGTTGACTTCCGTTTTCGTCATTTTCTATTTTAGCATTATCAGTCGCGCTTTGATCGTGATAGATAAATTCTAATAGTACGTCTTCGTCAAGTCTTGCAAATTTAGATGATTGCGCCATTGTTATTTTTTATATTTTAAAATCTTAACCATTTTGGAGACCAATAAAGTCCTATTCCAATAGTAGGTCCTACACTAATTACTTGATTTGGATTTAAATTTAATCCATATCCAACTCCAAATCCTACAGACCATCCTGACTTTCCTATCATAGGTCTATTTAATTCATCATTTACTAAATTTAAATTTTCAATCCTAGTAAATGTTAAATTAGGATATGGCGAAGTTATTTTTAAGCTATTTCCTTCAGTTGTTTTTATAATACCCGCTGTCAAACTAATACCTTGACTAAAGTTAAACTCTGATGAAAGTAGGCTAAATGAAGAATCATTAACTCTTAATCTTAATGATCCATCAAAACTTCTCCAATTATATTTATCCCACTCTTTATTATCAAATATTGAAAGTGTTGTTGTGTCTGCTTCTTTTGTAATAATAGATGTTGCGTTAATTATAGAATCTTTAACCTCTAGATCTGCACTAATTACTGAATTAATCTCTTCAACGTCTTTATTTATGCTTAAAACATTGTTATATTTTTTAAGAAGATTTGCTTTAGATTTATTTAAATCTGAAACCTCTAATTCATAAGATCTTATCTTAGCAATAGTTTCTTCATTCTTATTTTTCTCAAATTTAATAGTATCTAAACTCGCTTTATAATTATTTAAGTTTCTATTAGATATTTTTTGAGCATTATCTATTTCTATCTTTAAGTTTTCTATTTGATTACATTGTCTTAAAAAAAGCAAAACAAACAAAGAAACTCCAATGAAAATTAGAGTATTCTTATTTAATATTTTATCAAGTATGTATTTATAAAAAATCATATTTTATATGTGTTGCATTCTATTTAAAAACTCTCCACTTCCAATACCTGTTGAAGTTATTGTTAACATACCCGCATACATTCTTGATGACGATCCTCCACTCGGTGGCATTGTATTATTACCAGTATCTGACATATATATGTCTGCTCCAGATGAAGAAGGATCAGAGTCAACGTCGTATCCTAGATTTAGACCGCTTAATTGAGTTGTTTGAATTGAAAATTGTTGCATACCTACCGGGTTTGAATTTGGGCCTATGTACCAACAGCTTACTTGTAGGTTATATGTTTCATTTGGTCTCCCAGTATATACGTGATTTCCTTGTTGGTTTGTTATAACACTACTTGAAAATGCCCATTCCCAATTTATACCACCGCTTCCAAGAGATGTTTCTACTGCTGTTTCAATAACGTCTTGTGTTAATACACTTGGAACGTTACTAGAATACGTATACTCTGTTGTAGTACCTGTAGATCCTATTGTAAAAGCGGTATCGTATGTTTTACCAATACTAGTAGTACCGTCCGCTGCGTATACATCGCCGTCATGTGATATTGAAGCATTTGCTTGAGGTCCTGAAGCATAAACTATTGCAGGGTCATCTACAAAATAATAATCATTAGGTGCGTTTACTGTAATTGTACCAGCTCCTTGAGAACCTGGAGTTCCAGTATGTCCATCACTATAGCTTAATGCTCCTGATGTGTTAGGGGTTGTTGGTTGAAAGTTTAATACTGCATTAAATGAAGGATTATAGCTTGTCTCTACAATAACACCTTGTATTGTGTCTTGAATATATGATCCTGAGTTTGCATATCCACTTGGAACTAACACTTCATAATTATATGAGTATGGCCCGTTATCGGTTTGTGTTGTGTTTGCAGGGAATGGCTGTTGACTCGCTTGAGGTCTAACATCAGTTGAATTACCTAATGTAAATGCTGGATGTCCACCTGAAGAAGGAACTGTGAGCGAAACGTTTCCAGTCCAATCTGGTATAGTAAACGAGCTCGGTACAAACCCTTGATTTGATCCAGCGTCACTCCAATATAAATCATCTAATCCTAAATATATTACTTGAGGAAGTTTTTTAACAACGTAAGTTGAACCTGTTGCTGTATAAAAGTTTTCAGTTGTATTAGGATCTAAAGTACCTGTAACAGTATAATTGCTATTTGCTTGATTATAAGTACCTGTTAAGCTAGTATCTGCTCCTCCTATAATCGAAAGAGAATTGTTAGATACATTAGCATCTCCTTGGCTTGTTGAATCACTAATATTAGGATCATTGTCTATTGTGTATGAAAATGAGTTTAGATCAGGTGTTGAATAAGTTGATTCACCGTTAGTCCAATCTTGACCATTACATAAATACCACCCAGCATGCTCTCCTATACCAGCACCAACCTTTATCTGTAAAGGGTGCGAACTTACCGAATTTAATGTTTCTTGATTTATAAATTTAGTTGAATCTGTAAAAAAAGAAGGAACCATAGACACTATAGTGCCTACTGGAACTACCCCTCCGATTTCATCAACACTTTTAAAAGTAATTAAACCATCTGCGTTTGATGAAACTGCAATTTTATCTACATCTGCACTTGTATCATCGATTGTTAATCCATTATATACTGTAAGATTATTAAATTCTGCATCTAAAGTTGTTGTAAAAGAGTTTTCGTCTATTGAAACTAGCTCTGGAGATCCTTCTGTTTTTCTCCAAATAAATTTATCAGCAATATTATTAAGTGTTCCAGCTTCTGCTCCTAATCCTCTAAACTGCATAGTTAATATACTACCAGCTAACATTTGGTTTCCATTGTCTTTTAAATCAAATGTAAAAGAAGAATCTACATCAAATGATTTTAATTCTAGATTATTTTGAAAAGGATCATGTCTGTTTATTACAAATTGTGAATTAGATTCTAATGCACTGTACTCTGGGTCCTCTGTCTTATACCCTACTACAATTGATGGCGCATCTTCAGTACCTTGAGGCCCTGATGCAAGATCATTATGTATTGGTAAAATAGTATCAACATTTCCATTTGAGTTTCCTTGATTTATTTTCCAGATACCTTGTCCATTACTACCTTGGCTACCTTGATAACCCTGAGGTCCCGGAATTCCTTGATTACCTTGATAACCTGTAATTCCTTGATAACCTGTTGTTCCGTCAGTACCTTGAGAACCTTGAGGCCCTCCTCCATTTGCAACTAATTGATCAAAGTTATAATTAACTTTGTCTAATTTAATGTTATCAGTGTCAGATATTAATATTTGTTTTAAATTAATTGCCATCTTATAGTATATTTACTTTATATATTTAATTTTTTATTGAGATATAGTTAAATTTAATAAACTAGATTCTGTAAAGTTTAATATGTCCCAAGTCCAATTGTATGTTCCTTGTTGTAAAATTATTTGATCTGTATCTGTTCGGGATACGTTATTAAAACCAACATCACCTTGTAAAGATATATTTAACGAGGATTGTCCTGTAATATCTACGCTAGCAATTGCCCAGTGGCTTTCGTTTGCGTTTGTCGCTGTTAGTGTTACCGTTGCTGAAGGTGAATTTACGTAAATTGTACCTCCAGTTCCATCGACTGTTGGCGAAAGTCCATTATTATAATCTGTTGGATCGATTCCAACAGGACCTGATATGGAATTACCAGAAATACATCCAAATGGATTGTTAATCTTGGAATTTGTAAGAATAGATGCATAATAAACTGGATTATTTAATCCAAACCCTGCTTCAATTATAGAAATCCAAGGTGAGGTAAAACCTGGCCTATTTTGGCTATAAACTTTAACAAGAGGGAATTGACCAACAGTATTTCCTAACCAATCTTTATGAACATATATTGTTCCATTTTCCTGGTTTATTTTAGTTAAAACACTAGATGATGGACCTACTGTTGTACTGTTTGTTGCGTAATAAACTATATCGGGAACTATTAAATTCCAATTTTTACACGATGCACTACCTGATTTATATGAAAACTGTAAAGTAGTTTCATTATAAACGTATTCTTCACTGATTGATTCTCCTAAAAATTGACTACCATTCCAATATCTACGTAACCCGTTATTATTACTAGCCTCTTTATACCATCCACCGTTCGCGGTATTTCCATTAGAATCTTCTAACACCGTTGCACTTGCATAGTCATTTCCGTCAATTGTGTATATACCAGTAGCCACAACAGATCCATTTAATGAAGTAACATCTAAATTATAGTTTAGGTTTATGTTTGTGGTAATTGGACAAAATGACGTCGATGTAAATTGAGTTCCATCCCAAAGCCTTGCAACGCCGCCACTTGCATACCATTTATTAGAGGTTGCTATTGCCCCTGGGTTTCCGCCGACATTAGTGTATAATGTAGAACCTGTTAAACTATTATTAGTGTCTGACCAAGTACCTGTAACATAATTAGTAATAAAATAATTTTGATTTGGATTGCCACATGCGTCGTTTGCATTGTTAGCCGGTGCTGACGTTATGATAGGTTGATATGCAACTTGTCCACTAGGATTTGTTCTCCAATATAAGTTTTTTTCGTTTAATTTTACTATATTTACATTTTTATGTAAAGTTGCAGAAGAGCCTGTAATACTATCTACATCTAAAATATCGTCCGAAGAATTTAAAGTAAGATCTACCGTATAATTTGTATTTGGACTACTATATAGAGCGTTTACCTCAGTGTCTCCACCTCCTATAATAATAGTAGTATCATCTCCTGCAGTACCTCCTATTTCACCAGTATTTGGAATTCCGTTATCAACACTATAGTTAAAACTGTTTAAGTTAGGAACTAAATGCTCTATTACACCATTATCAAATTCCCAAGTTTTACCATTAGCTAAGTACCACCCTTTAAATGGTCCATCTGCTCTTCCTCTACCATATATTATATGAAGATCATTAGTAGATCCTTCATCTAAAGCACCTGCATCGTTTATGTGGAAATTAGTATTATTAAAATCTTCTCTTCTTATAGATATTACAGATCCTTCTGGAAGAGCACTAAAAACCTCAAATTGGTTTTTCCAAATAACATCACCATCAACGTTAGTAGATACTAAAACCTGATCTAATCCAGTGTTTGAATTATACGTTAAAGAATTTGTTGTAATACCCTGTGCTCCATTAAATTCAGAATCAGAAGAATGTGAAGTTAAGGTGTTTGTATTTATTGAAAGTAAATTGTTTGTATTTCTATCTTTTAAATTATAATTAGTCTGGTCTAAAAGTATATTAACATCTAATTCTCCAATTAAAGCAGGATTAACTAATGTTTTACCAAAATCAACATAAGTTGTATTTGGGTTTATCGGATTTAAACGATATCCAATTTCAAACTCTTTAACAGTCTTTGTTTCAAAAGACAGATTGTTTCTTAAAACAGGAGGGTTATTGCCGACATTACTATTTTTAGAATAAAACGTTGCGACTGATGTTGACCAACCTAAAGCATCGTTATAATCATTTGTCCCAGGATCGGCTTGAGCACCTATAACAATAGGTATTGCTGCATACTCAGATCCTCCTTGAAATAAAGGAATTAAAGTATCATTATTTTCACCATATATTCTTTTCCAAGTAGATTTACCGCCTAAACCT